TCGCTTCGACCTGATCTCCGACACAATCGGTGCGCCCTTTGGCAGACCGTTCTGCAAAAGTCCAGAAGGCATGATCTACTTCTTTGGCTCCCGTGGTGGAGTCTACCAGCTCGTTCCGGGTCAAAAGCCTGTGAACATCTCTGAGAAACAGATCCCTGAACGGCTCAATACATACAACGCTGATACCACTTCTGTACGCATGGTCTGGAGCGATATCGAGCGTGGATTCTATGTGTTCTTAACACCATTAGCTGGCGGGGCAACGACGAACTATTTCTACGATGTTCGCAATCAGAGTTGGTGGCCGGATAAGTTCGCTACTGCTGCTCAGAATCCCGTCTCGGTTCACCTGTTTGATGGGGACACAGCTGCAGATCGTACCGTGCTACTTGGTGGGCAAGACGGTTATGTGCGAAAGTTTGACTACACGACATTCGGCACAAGCGACGACTCTGTGGCCATTGATTCTTTTGTGTTCTTAGGCCCGATTCAATTGAAGAACCGACCCAAGCTCATGCTCACTGAGCTGAAGGCAGCAATGGCATCAGGCAGCAGCGACGTGGACTTCACGGTGTTTGCTGCCGAGACAGCGGAACTTGCCGAAGGTGCGACATCAGCGGTTACACGGTTCACAGGAGCGTGGTCAGCGGGAAGAAACAAAGCAGAACGAAGACGTGCCGTAGGGCATGACATCTACGTAAAAATCAGAAACGATGATGCCGCTGAAGGTTGGGCATTCGAATTTTTGGGCATCGAGGTGAATAGTTTCGATGGCCCCAGAGCAAGGCAATGGTGATTTATGGCAGGTGTAATTGATGGAATGAATCGAGGCCCCAAGTCTCCTCCAAGGTTGAGAAGGGCAAATGCCAAACTCGCTTTGACTGATCCCGATCAGGTTCAGATCACGGGAAATATACATGTACAAGTAATTAATAGCGAAGTTTTTCACGTAGGAGCTATGCCGACCAGCCCTGAAGATGGGCAAATGTTTTTATTAGTTGAGGGTGATTCAACTTCAGTAAGGTTGTGTTTCGCTTATGACGGAACTTGGTACGAAGAAGTTTTAACGGAAATGGCATCTTCATAGGGAATAGAACAAATGACAATTAAAAATGACCCCAATTACACTCCAACTTGGCAACAACCGGGTTTGCCAAGTGGTAGTGGATATGGCGACGTTCTACCTCCACGTCGTCCTGTACCTCCACGTCCACGTCCTCCAATTCTGCCAAATCCGAATGGTCCTAAAGGACCTTACCCGGGACCAACAACACCGTGGCCGACAACACCTCGTCCAACAACTCCACCAACACCTCGTCCAACAACTCCACCAACACCTCGTCCACAACCTGACTTCCCGACTGCACCACCGACAGGATGGACACCGGAAATATCGCCGCTTCCCGGTCCAACAACTCCGGGTGTACCTCCAACGCAGGGGGATCCAACCGTACCAACAACTCCAACAACTCCAGATGTTCCTCCAACGTATAGGGATCCAACCGTACCGCCAACTCAACCGACTATTCCTCCTGTGGGCGGCGGTGGTTTTGGAGGAGGAACAACTACGCCACCGACAGTTTATCCCGCTGGCGGTAGCGACATGGGCGGCGACCTCGACATGGGCGGTGGTTATCCAACTACGGTCGGTGGCGGTGGTTATCCGACTACAGGTGGTGGTTATCCGACTACGAACGGTGGCGGTTTCGGTGGTGATCCTTATCAGCCGCCAACACTAGGCACTGGGCCAATAACTAGGAACACATGGAACATTGGTGGCGACACCAGTACAAGCATTACCAAAGGCAATGAGTACGCTCAAAAGAAAAAAACTGAGCCAACCTATACCAAGAAAACTCCGAGTAGCAAGAAAATTATTGGTGATCCAAAGGTGGCAATGCAACAACTCTCAGCGATGCAACAAAATCCCTATATGAGGCGCGCCTAAAATGGCACTATCAGATACCGGCGGCAAGGCAACTCGACCCACACCAGAGCGTGGGCCTACTAAATATCAGAAAACCCTTATTGAATGGGTACGAGAATCCTTCAATGATGCAAGGGAAAAGGGGAATGCTGCCAATGAACAGCGTTATGGTGAGATTCTCAGTAACTACAGCAACTTAGAAACAGCCCAGAAGAGTCGTTGGGGTGGAATCGATGAGCGTTTTGAAAAGCTAGTTAGTAACCTTGATACACGTTCTGACACCATTGGTGACCAGATCGCAGACATTGCTAAAACCGCAATTAATGAAGTCACAGGTCGTGGTAAAGAACGCATCGAGGATACGGCCAGCAAGTACGATACTGGACGAAAGGGATTACAAGACCTTTCTGCTGAAGCCGCAGCTAAGATTAAAGACGTTGGAGAGGAAGCCCGTAAAGGTGTACGCGCTAGAGGCAAAGCCGATCTAGCTGACTTACGCAAGCAAGCTGAAGGCGTGGAGAAGCGCACCCGTAAAGATTACGCAGACGTTGAGAAGCGTGTTCGTGAAGACTACAAAGGCGTTGAGGCGCGTGGTCGTGACGAACGTAAAGGCACAGAGAGAGATGTGTTGGGTGGCTACAAAGGACAACAAGCAGAACAGAAGACTGGATCGGCAGCGGCAAGAGATGAGCTTGGTGAGTTATTTTCCAAAGCCAAACTCGAACAAACCGGTGCTGCCGAAAAGGGGATTAGTGAAACACAGAAGAGATTTGACCGTGGCGGGAAGCAAGTCGAGAAGGGTTACGGCGAAGCTGAGAAACGAGCAGGTGGTCTTAGTGCTGCCCTTTCGAGTAAAATAGGTCAATTGTCTGCTGATGCTTTGAAGGATCTGACCGCAAGAGCAGAGGGACGACTCAAAGACCTTGGCAGTGAATACAAAGGATTCGCTGGTGAGCAACAGGATCGCATGGCAGCAGGCCGAGAACAAGTCGGTGGCCGCATGGGTGCGTTGCGTGGTGAACAAGCTGGCTTATTTAGTGGTGAACGAGAACGTGCTGCTGGAGCCGCTGGTACTGGTCGAGGCCTAGTCACAGGCGAATACGCAGCAGGTCGGGAAGAAGCTGGAGGTCGTTACGCTGGACGTACTGAACGTGGCCTTGGAATGTACGGCGGCATGGGGGATGCTTCCATCACAAGGATCAACCGCCAGTTCGATGAACAAAAAGAAAAGACTTTAGCCAAGATGGAGCAAAGTCTTATATCTAGGGGCATGACTAATGTTAATGTGCGGAGGATGTTACAGGACGAAGGTCGGCTGATTGAACGTAATCGTCAAGAAGCAATTGCAAGGGTTGAATCAGATGTACGCCAACAACAGGCGGGTGCATTTGAACGTCTCAGTGGTACTGAACAGGCCGCACAGGATCGTTTACAAGCTGCTGGTCTAGGGGCTGGTGCGCAAATGACTAGTGCAGAACTGGCAGGAGGTCGTCAGCTTGGTGGGCAAGGTCTAGCTAGTGCCGAGCGTCTGGGGCAAGCAGATGTCGGTGCTGAGGCGCAGGCAATTGGCAGAGCCGATGCCGCAGGTCAACAGATTGGTCTAGCGGGATTGGCTCAACAGGCAGCGGGTAAACAGGGAATCTCCGCAGCAGAGCAAGCAACAGGTCGTATGGCACTCGGTGAGCAAACAGGAGCCTTACGTCAGGGAGCAGCGGCACAACTAGGACTACTAGGACAAGGAGCCGGTGCAGCAGCAGGTGTGACCCAAGCTGGACTAAGTGCGGAACAACAGCAGGCGATGGCGAAGCTGTCTGCGGGCATTTCATTATCGCAACAGGAGATTGCCTCGATCCAAGGAATCATTGGTAGAGATTTACAAGCACAGCAGCAAACAGGGCTGGCTGGGTTATCAGCACAAGAACGAATGGCACAAGGACGTGCAGCCGCTGGACAACAGGCTGGACTTGCAGGTGCGGGTGCTGCTACTCAGGCTGGTATGGCAGGAGCCGGTGCTGGCGTACAGGCTGGTCTTTCAGGAGTTGCACAACAAGCCGCAGGTCAGGGTGCATTACTGGGTGCTGACCGTGGTTTAGCTGGACAGACAGCAGCAGGTCAGTTTGGACAGATTGGTGCAGGTTCACAACAACAGGCAGCGATGCTTGGACAGGAACTTGGCGAACGAGGCACTGGGCAACGACAGCTTACTGGCATTGAAGGGCAACTTGCTGGACAGGGTGCTGCTGGTGCAATCGGTAACCTTGCTCAACAACAGGCTGCTCAATCGGCAGTGGGTCAACAACAGATTGGTTCTGCCGAAGCAGCAGGTGCTCGTCTTGATATGACTGCTCAGAACCGCATGGACTTCAT